GACTGATAGAAGACTAGGCAATGACAGCCACGTCAGACTGGATGATCGCAGTCAATGCCGGGGTTGCCGGGTCAGGACGAATAGCCTGAATCTCCAGGTCATTCTCAAGTACGTCATCACCGGACGGACCGAAGCTGTACGGCTTGATCACTGACAGCGGAACCGGGATCGACAGGCTGTAGTAAGCAGTCGGACTGGAGTCCGGAATAACCTCGTAGGTCTGCATCGTGATGATGCATTCCTTCTTGGTGGCAATACCGCCAACCTGCGTCGCGGCGACCTGACCATATGTAGCCTGACGCCACAAATCAGAATCACTGGGGCGAATCGAAACACCCATGGTGATCTCGCGACGCTTGGCGGTAAGGTCACCAAGGTAGAACGATCCAAGACGGAAGTCATCATCAGCAACGTTGTTGTTCAGGTCGAAACTGAACGACTTTGCCGGAAGCTGAACGCCGTCGTAAGTAACGGTGACGTTGGTGCCAACGATCATCGGAAGATTATCGTACACAGGCGTAGCAGTCGGAGTCGCACCAGCGATCTGCTTCTTGGCGATCAGACCACAGGTACCAGTCAAGTACCCGTTCGCCTCACACTCGAAGTGCAATGTGTTGACAACGGCATCGGTGTAGTTGTAAGTCTCGAGACCGGAACCAATGTACTCTTCAATGCTAAGCAGTGGAAGAGTAGCATTGTCAATCGGAGTGAAGGTGTGAGTCTCGGTGGTGTCCGGATCGGTCGGATGCGTCGTGGCGACACTGCCAAATGCAGCCTTCAGCAGAGTGGCAAGCGAGTTCATCCGAGGATAGAACTCGTAGTCACCCGACCACGAGGAGGCGCCGAGATACGCATCTGCGATATCGCGTCCACCACCGATCTCTGCATCGGGAATCAGAAGCTCACGGTTAGTGGCAAGGCCACCAGACCGAAGCTTGATACCCACACCGGCAGTGGCGAGGTCAGGCGCAAGAACACCAGGGGTTGCCTGACTACGCAGGATGACGTGCCCGGACTGAGAGGAGTGACCCATTGCTTACTTTCCCTTCTCGGTCGCAGGCGCAGGAGTCGCCTTAGTACTGGCAGCAGGTGTTGCCTTGGTCGGCTTTGCCTCCGCCTTTACGGTGACCGTCGAAGCAGGCTCCGGCTCAACCCTGGTGACCTCAACGTCATCAGGGACGCCGTGAATCTTCTTGGTTCGCTTAAGCGATTCCTGCTCGTCCTCAAGCTGCTTCTGAAGTCGAGCCGCCTCCTTGTCGAGTTGCCCGGCAATTCGAGCATTCTCGGCTTCCGACTCAACACGTCGCCGCTCTGCCTGTACCTCCCCCAGGCTTGCCTTCAGTGCCTCGATCTTATCACGCTTAGCCTGGATCTCGTCGTCACTCGCCATTTAGTGCGTCTCCGTTTCAAGCCAGAACTCTAGGGATGAGAGGAAGTGATACTGGCCACTAATCTCGTTACTTACAAACCTTTGCGTCCTAACACCCCAGCGCTTGGCTTTCTCTGTGACGCCATCCAGGACGCACGTCAACGAGGACAATGATAGTCGGACCACGGGATCATTGAAAAGCCGAGATTTCACGAGCTGGCTCATGGTGCAATGAACGGCCAGACCTCGTACCTCATCCATGTCCTTGACGAACACCTGGATACCGACGAGGTACATACCAATGGTCGGCAGACCAGCACCGGGGCTGAATGCACCTCGCATCTCGTATGACTCTTCATTCGGAATCCACTGTGTCGCCACAATGCCAATGGATTGCACTGGGTCAGTTGGTCGCAAAGGACGGCGGAACACCTTGATGTCCGGATCGATCTCTTGGAGGCTGGAATCGAGAGCCTGGACAATATTACCAGGGAATACTGACGGGTCCTCAATGATCACTTCATCACCGATTCAGTCACAAAGAAGTTTAGTGCAGTAATGATGCCAAGGGCATCAGTAGCACCCAATCCTATGACCGGACGAGGGACAGTATTCTCTGCATACCCACGATTGAACTTGCCACCCTGAGCCGTCTTCAACTTCTTGGAAACCTCCCCGTCGGCGACACCCTTTTCAGGATAGTACAGTGTCGTCATGATGGGGTCGACTTCGACAGTACCACCAGCACGAGTGATATACCTGAAAAGCTCACCGGTGCGATAGTTGATCGGGTGTGATGGTGCAAACCCTCCTGCAGCACGAAAGACCTCAGTAGTCGGCATCAATTCAGCCCACTTACCGGTTACATCGTCCCCCTCGGAGAGGAATCGATCCTTGATCCTTTGCTGTAGATAGGGAATCACACCGGAATGCATAAAGGACGCCATGCCAACTGGGCCAACTGCCACCGACATTCGGGTGAGCTTGAACTCGAAATCCGAAGAATCAATGACGGCACTGATCACTGGAACCTCATCCCATAGAAGGGTGGGATCTGTGTGGCCGGGTCCTGTGTGATCGAGACTCCATCATAGAAGGCATCCACAAGGGAGAACGGGTCCTTGTTGGTGATGGTTGGCCCACTCATGCTAGTCGAGTCAATCATCACCGCACCAGGTAGCGAGATCTTCCCCGATGCGATCGCCATTAGGGCATCGAGGGATTCCTTCACAAGGCTGTTTCCATACGCCTGAAGCTGCACATCCTCGCCACCGATTGCAGCGGCAAGGATAATGCGACCACATGCAAGGTGAGCATTGATCTGCTTGAGGAGGAGGTACGTCGGGCGCTGAGTGTCATCCAGTGGATCGACATCGATCGGGGTGTGGTAGAGGAAACCGATCTTAGCATCGATCTCATCTGCCGTACTATCTACCCACTTCTTTGGGTCCACGTATGTCGGAAGCGGAAGGTCTCCGATGGCGACAAGATCCGTAACTGGATCACAGTATGGCACGACGTACCTCCCCTGCCTTGCTTACTTAGTTTCAGTCTTGGGCGGCGTCTTAGAAGCAGCAGCCTTCTTGAATGCCTCCGCCTTTGCCTGAGCAGCAAGAGCTACCTCATTGGCATCCTTCACGGTCTGAACGAGCGGGAAGCCAGAGGTGTCCAGCTCGTTCATGAGACGCCGCTCAATCAGGGCTTCCGGTCCGTCACCCTCGGCCGCGAGCGGCGCATGGGTGGGATCGGCGTAGGTCTGATACTCCTGGGCAACGCCAAGGTATCCGTTGGTGTCCTGCTGTTCGACTCGCAGGTCTCGACCGCCATCGACCGGAACCTGTACAGGTACAGCCTCGGGCTCAGGCTTTGTCTCTTCAGGCTTCTTTGCCTCAGCCATAGATTCTATCCTTACCGGTAGAAGGTTCCACGGTACACAGTGTACCCAGGCCGATCAGTGCGAATGGCCGGACCAGGAGCAGGGTTGCGAACGGCGAACGGAGACACCCGAGCAGCCGTGGCATGAGACGGGTAAGCAGTCTTGCCGGGGGTCCGCATGACGACAGTGGCGGTTGCACGCGAACCGTCGGATGAGGGAGACTTCG